ATCAGGGTCAACCTCATACCGATAATGACGCAGACATTGTAAGCCATCATAACAATTTTCTCTATCAAAATAACACGATCTAAAAATAGTTCTTGCGGCGTTAATGCTGTCAACCACTGGCGTTTTCTCAATAATGCGGGTTTTGTGTCCCGCTGCCCTGACAATTTCCTCAATTGACCGACCATTTGCCGCCAGCGTCTTGTTTTGTGCATCGTGCGGTAGCCACAGCGTGTCGTAGACATAGCCAAACTTCTGCATCTCAGCTAAGTAATGGCTGATTGTCTGTTGGTTATCTTCCATATACCTGATTAAGCGGGTTTCCATGCCAATAAACTGGACAAACCAAATGGCAGTTGCATCTGCCCACCCAAGGTCGAATACAGCGTGTACAGGCTTTGTGGCATCGTAGGGAACGCGGGTAATGCGGTTTTCCAACTCAGCCATTTGCACCTCTTTAGCAAAGATAGCCCCATCGACTGTTTGCCTGCAAAATCCCTCCCAAACCGTCCTATGTGCTTCTGGATCACGCGCCTTTAGGCTTTCCATCTCCAGCTTTAGTGTGTCAGGAAACCAAGGGTTGTCGTTCCAGTTAACCTTAGTCACCACCGCATTTTCTGGCTTGTGGACTACAAACCGTTGGTAGGTTTCGTCAGTTTCCAACTCAGGGTTAAATGTCACCCATATTTCGCTGTCTAGCTTACGGATGGTTGGAACTAACACATTCCACGATAGCCTGGTCACCGTTTGAGCTTCTTCTACCCAACAAATGTCCACACCCTCATAAGATTTGACGTTGGCTACATTGTTCTTTAGGCCAACAAAGCTGAATTCACTGCCGTTTTTGCCGCGTATGCTCGCTTGAGTAATCTCATAGAACGTTTGCAAGCCAAGGTCAATGATCTGGTCGGACAGCAGTTTGTGGACTGAATCCCGCATAGAAGTCATAAACTCCCGCGCACAAAGGATTCGCAATGGTTCTTTGGCGGCTTTAATCAGCAGTGCTCGAGCTACTCCCCAAGACTTAGCACCACCTCGACCGCCATGTAATACACGGTATCTAGACTTAGGCGGGTCAAATAAACACGCCAACTTTACAGGAAATTGGGCGTTGCTGAAATCACTCACTTGGTTTGACAAAAGTCACTTGTATGCCTTGCAACAACGGTGCGCCCTCTGCGCCTGTGATCTCTTGCTTTGTGCTTTCACGATACTTCTTCGGAAACCTTGCAGCCATTGACCGCGACCAGATTGATGCGTTCAGCTTGTCGCTTTCCCTGTTCTCAACCATGTGGGTTTGACCAATTGTTTCCCACCAATCAAGCTCTAATTCCTTTGCATATTCCAAGGCGTGCAGAAAATCCTCGTGCTTATCTCTCCAATCGAATAAGACCCTAGTAGAAACCCCTAGATTTGCGGCTATTTGTTCAATAGATTTACCAATGCGACCAAGTTCTATCGCCCTCTCGCAAAATGCGGGGTCGTATTTGCTTGGTCTACCAACTGGTCGCTTTTCTTCGGTCATTTCTTTGCGGTCTTAGCCGACTCCTTAAATGCTTTGGCGGTTGGTGCGCCCTTTGTGCCAGGCGTTCTCATCTTTTCCACAGGCTTGCCCTCTGCCTTTTCACGCTTGATGCGTTCTTGTTTGGCGTGGATGTTTGCGTAAAGTCCAGGTTTAGTAGCCATGTTAACAATTCCAATTCTTTAATGATGCTTTAGCGCGTTCTGCTGGTCCTTTGGCGTTCTTAACCACGCCCTCCATTCGCGCACAAAATGATGCTTTGCGTCCCTCGTCCTTTTTGGTCTTGGGATTTGGCGCAGGCGGCTTGAGATTGCTGCCGTTCTTTGCGTTGTACTCAGCACGACCCTTGGCGGTCATTCCTGCACCCTTTTCTGTTGGGTTGTAGGTTTTGCCTTTGCCTGTTGTCTTATGCTCAATAGGCTTGTCGTGCTTTTTCATTTCTTCTTAGCCTTAGCTTCTGCTTCGCGTTTAACAGCGTAACTGATTGCAACGGCTTGCTTAACAGGTTTGCCTGCCTTTATTTCCGTTTTGATGTTTTCTTTAAATGCTTTCGGGCTGGTCGACTTTTTCAGCATCGTCTTTCTCCAGTTCTGCCAGCGTCCACTGGCATTGTTGCAACGCACCATTGATCTGGTGTAACTGTTGTTCCAACTCGCGGCCTTTTGCCATCAAGTCGTTTATACGCATTTGGATGATTTCTTTCATGATTCCTCAACAATAGCACAAATGTCAGCTTCTTGAATGATTTGGTAGTCCTGTCCGTCAATGCGGTGGGTAGGCCAGTTCAAATAATCCCCATTGCCATATTTAATAAAGTCACCCACTGCCGCTTGATCCACTTCTGAACCAACCGCCACAATAGTACCCTCATTAAATGACTCTTTGTTGTTTACCCAAATTATGTCGCTAAGTATGCGAACCTCTGGTTTGACAACAACTCGATCACGCAGCGGTCGTATCATTTTTGACCTTTCTGGTGTATTTGCGTTTTTCCATAGCGTAAATGGGCAAATCTAATACAACATCTTTTGTTGTGTATTCGCCACACCACTCATTTGCGTGTCTATTTTGGTAGGTCGGAAACCTACGACATTGCCCCATTACTTCCGTGTTCAGAAAGTGGCAACAGGATTTACAATTCCCATCAGGCATTTCAACTCCTTTTTAGTTGTTTTGCTTAGTGGCGCTAGGGCTTTGACCCCTAGTTGCCACGCTTATTTGTCTTGTGCGTGTTCGTAACGCTTGTGCTCATAACAAGTGGCTTCGCTTGTGCCACCTTTCATTTCGCCTTTGCGTCCATCGTGCATACCCATGTGACTGGCTTCACGCAAACCAATACCGTCAGCCATTCCCATGCCTACACCGCCTTGGATTTTCATTTTGCGTTCACCACTAGTGTCGCTGCTGGTCGCGCCTTTGGGTGGTGTTGCGCCTGTCATAGACTTAGCACCGCCGTATTCACGATCCATTTTAGGAACGCTAACTTTCTTTTCACCAGTCATATCAGAGCTGATTGCTGATGGAATTTTCTTTGCTTCGTAGCCCATTTTCTTTTCCTTGCAAGGTTAATGGAAATGCCATTTTATATGAAATTTGCGTTTGTCAACATCACTTTTGGTAAAAATCTAAAAAAATGAAAATTGCTAACAATCCACCAATTCCGATAAATGCACCTAATACTAACAAAATTATTGTATCAATCATGATTCACCTTTGGCTTTAATTGTGCTTGGGTCACTTGCCAATGAAATAGAGTCATGGAATTGCCGCAACAATACACAAAACTTTTCACGTTCTTTGGCGGCTACCAGTTTGGCAAATCTATAGATGTCTTTATCAACACAAACAAACAATTCACTTTCTTCATCACTTGGCTTTCCATGTGAAACAAATTCAGCTTCTATTGCCATCTCAATGATTTCATCTTGTGCGGTTGACTTGGGTTGATGTTCCATGATCTGCCGCTTTCGATTAAATGTGCTCATATCAACTCCATTTGTTTAGGTTTAATACGCCATTCGCGTTCTGCCCGACCTGATTTTGATTTTGTGTTGTTGCCAGTTAACTCTATTTCGCCAATCCGCGCCAACTCAGGCAACCGCCTGGCCACTTGATTGCCATCAAGCCCTGTTGCCGCAGCTATGCCATCCTTGCCCATAGCGCCACCTTTAAGTGCTTCCACAATGGCTTTATGGTGTTTGCTTGCCAAGTCTTTAGCTTGGTCAGCCGCTTCAAATGAAGTTATTGGGTCTGTTGCCCTGACCCTTGGAAATGCAAGGTCAGGAAACCAAATTTCTTTAAGTAAACTCATGATTAAAACGGTATGTCATCAGGCATATCATCAAAACCCATCTTGCGTGGCTTTTGTGCTGGCGCTTCTAGTTCATAGCAGTTTGCCCAACCTGTCCAACCACCGTCTACCAAGGGGATTGTGTCTAGCTTGATCTTTAGGTTTTCACCGTCCTCAAACAAGCTGCCGATGGTCTGGTAACGTTTCTTTTCTTGTCCGTCTTTGTTGGTGTAAGTGCCAGTAATGACAACTAAGTTTTTGATTTTCTTCATATTATGCTTTCAATTTGTTAAGTTTTTGGATTTTGTCCTCAACGTCCATCAGGAAATTGATTACCTCTTTTTCAAGCTGTGCGACATAGATTGGGTCATA